ATACTACTTGACAAGACTTAGTCTGTGGATATAACTACTAATGTGAAACATTAGAAAAGAAGAAAAACACTAAGAAGAAAAAACAAAATAAAGAAAAAGCACTTAAATCGCAAACATAAGAGTGTGCATTTAAATGTACATATAAATGTACAGGTAAAGCTCTTGCAGAGCAGTCATATCTGTGCTACAATCCGCTAAACACCTCCAGTGGTACATCTCTAGTACTGCTAATTCGTACATTCTCAAGAATCCTCTTGACAATAACAAATCCGTAGATATAACTATGTACAATATTAAGTTAGAACTCCGTACAAGAGAGGGACTCGTAGAGAGTGTCTACGATTGTATTCGTAATAACACTCCCCTAAGTAGCATTCACATACCGCACTCAGATGTATTCTTTGTGCGTGAAGCGTTAGAAGCTCGCTTTAAGTGTGAGCTTTCTTTGTCTCAGGTAGAGGAATACATGAAAGAAGCTGGCTGGACTGATGGCGACAACTAAAGATGTAAAACGCACTGAGAGTGGAAGACTCACGTATCGTGGGGAAACTTTTAGTGGATATAACAAGCCTAAGCGTACTCCCGGTGCTAATAAGAAGTTTGCTGTACTTGCCAAGAAAGGTGATCAAGTTAAGATAGTCCGTTTTGGTGATCCTAATATGGAGATCAAGAAGGATAACCCTGAGAGACGTAAGTCATTCCGTGCTCGTCACAAGTGTGACACAGCGACAGATAAATTCACAGCCAGATACTGGTCTTGCAAAAAATGGTGATGCACAATGGCAAAGAAGATTAGTGGACGTTCAGGTGCCGCCGCCTCTTACAACAAAAAAGGGGAAGAGTTTATTTTCCCCCACGAAGACCCGAAAAGAATTGATGCAAAAAGAACTCTTCGCGGTATTAAAAACCCAGAATCCGTAGAAGAAATTGCAAAAGATAAAAGGAAACTAAAGGCACGTAGGGCTGTAAAGCGAATATCTGAAAAATTAAATGTTGAGCAGGCTAATGCAGGCGCATCTGTAAAACCAAATAGGATGACACGTAGTTAATGGCTGTATCTACACGAGCTAAGGTAGCTGGTAAGCCTAAAGCTAAGCGTAACTACCGTAAGGAATACCTTAACTACCAAGGTACACCGGAACAAAAGAAGAATAGGGCATCTCGTAATGCCGCACGTACTAAGATGGCTAAGGCCGGACTTGTACGTAAAGGGGATGGTAAGGATGTTACTCATACAACTGGAAATCCCCTAAACAACAAAAGGTTAGGTGTTGCACCTAAATCTGTAAATCGTTCATTTGCTCGTACAAATACGGCACGTAAAAAAAACCCTAGGAGTTAATGATGGCAACCAGAAAGTCCAATGCGACTTTATCTAAAAAAGAACTCACTGCGTTAGAAGAAAAAGCTGAGCGCACATCGCGTGTTAAGCCGGGTGAAGGTCGCGGACTGAAGGAATTCTCAAAGCGTCAATCTGATGCAGGTAAGAAAGCCCCAAAGCCGGGCACACGTAGAGCGAAAGTACAAGCTCGCCGTGTAGCTGAGAAGAATATCCCTAAGTCTGTTCGTAGCATGATGGTATCTCCACAACAAGATGCTCAGAACAAAGCAGATTCTAAGCTCAAATCTGATAACAGACGAAACAAAGGGCCGACTAAGTCATCTGTAGAGAAGATGATTAAGGAAGCTACAGATAAAGGCAAGTCTGCTATTAAGGGTGCGAGCACTCTAGCTAAACTTGCAAAAGTCGCAGGTGGTGTATCTGCTTTCCTGTCTGCAGATAAAGTGGGCGCAGGCTCAGATAAAATACCAGCAGGTCGCAGGAATGAATTCGTTAAGCGCATGGACGCAGAGCGTAAAAAGCGTGAAGCTGAATTAAAGAAGAAAGGCTCTACAGCGGCTGATAGAAAAGGTTCTAACGCATATAAACCCAGAACTACCGAGAATCCTAAAACAACTGGTTCAGCTAAAGATCCAAAAAAAGCCTATTCTTACAATGAAGCAAAGAGAAGAGGCTTGTCTACTTATATAGGAAAGGACGGGAAGCCAAAGGCAACTGTTTCTGCTGATGAGCTAAGAAAGGCAGGCTACACTACTGGACCAAAAGGACTACGTAAGTTTTTAAATGACCGTAAAAAAAAGGCAAGTAAATAATGACGGAGATGACAGACAAAGAAAAAATTTTATTCTTAGAGCGAAAAATGCGTAACAATAAAAAGGGTTCAGACGAATACATGAGGGCCTTGATTGAGTTACGTAACATTCCCGGCTCAGGTTACTCCGTTCCATCTAACACAGATGATCAGCGAATGGCGAATGATCCATCTGAAGTAAAGCCAGAAAAATCATCTACCATGAAAGACGGCGGTATGGCTCGTGGTAAAGGCAACAAGATGTATCAACATAACTACGCCACTGGCGGTAAAGTTGTAGATAATCTGAGCATGGCATCTGGCGGTATGGCAAATACTTCAATGGCCGGTGGCGGCCCGACCGCACTTAAAAACATCCCCTCTTCAAATGAAGGTTTAAAGAAATTACCTACTCATGTGCGTAACCGTATGGGATACATGAAGAAAGGCGGAATGGTCAAGGGAAGTGGCTCTAAATAGCATAGCCGAAGAAATACGGCAGTGGTCTAGAGAGTTTTTAGAAATCCCATCACCTATGTTGAATGGGTTACCTCCGTGCCCATACGCAAAGAAGGCGTGGCTTGAAGACAAAATTAAGTTCGACATTAACACCGGACTTGATGGTCTAGCTAAGCAGATACAAGAATACGATACACATCCATATGACATTGTTATATGGGCAGAAGAAGAATACCCCGACATGGAATACCTTGATGGTTTTTGTGATGGGATTAACGAGGTTCTTTCGGCTTTGGGTAAAGACATTCATTTAATGTTATTTCACCCAGACTATAGTCCCTCTGAAGCAGGGTTGCATTTTTTAGAAGAAGTAGAGTGTTTAGAAGATTCAGAACTAGATTACGCCATGATCTTCGTTCAACGTCTATCTGTTCTAGATGATGCGGCAATAAGTCTGGAGAAAAGTGGATATTACAAACACTTTCCAAAAGACGTACATGAAAGTTTAGTTCTATACAGAAGAGGATTACGAAATGCCGCGACATAAAGGTAAAGTTAAAACTGCCAAGAAGAAGATGATGGGTGGTGGCATGGCTAAAACTGCCAAGAAGAAGATGATGCGTGGTGGTGGTATGACCATGAAGAAAAAAATGATGGGCGGTGGCATGGCTAAAACTGCCAAGAAGAAAATGATGCGTGGTGGAATGTCCACTAAGAAGAAGTAGTCCGTGCTAAAGATTCAAGTAAAAGAATCTGAAATACATGGATTTGGAGTATTTGCTTCTGCTTTTATAGAAGAGGGCGAAATAATTGAGTATTGCCCTTTTATTTTCTTAGAAGATAATGAAGTAGAAGATACCTCTATTTTACATGATTATTTTTTTGGGACTCCGTTTACGGACGATGAAAGATCAATAGCTCCTTTAGGGTATGCAATGCTGTACAATCACTCAGACACTCCAAATGCTGAGTGGCAGGCGTATGAAGAAGACACTGATTTAATTGTGTTTATAGCATTAAAGGATATACATAAAGGCACAGAAATTTTTCATAGCTACGGGGATGACTACTGGTCCAGCAGGAGCGAAACGTAGTGGCAGATCCTAAGAAAGGAACAGGCAAAAAACCTAAAGGGTCCGATAGAAGACTCTACACTGACGAAAATCCTAAAGACACTGTTTCCATAAAATTTGCAACAGTAGAAGATGCTAAAAAAACAATAGCTAAAGTAATGCGTATTAAAAAACCATACGCTAGAAAAATACAAATTTTAACAGTGCTTGAGCAAAGAGCTAAAGTAGCTGGGAAGATGGAGCAAGCCAGACTTGCTCGCAAAGCCAAAGAACGATTAAGAAAACAAAGAGACGATACTTAGTGCCTAATTTATTAAACAGTAAGTTTACCACAGGTGCAGTCACTGTATCAGCCACAAGTGGAAGTGGTAGTGCCAATGTGTTGTACACTTGTCCTGCTAACTATTCAGCTATTGTTCGTTTCTTACATGTGTCTAATGGCACGGCTAATAATAAAAAAATCTTTATACAACGGTTTGATTCTTCAGCTTCATCTTACAGTTTTATAGTTAATGGATTAAACATGTCATCTAATTCCACGCATGATGTTGTGTCGGGTTCCTTTTTTACATTACCGGCGGGAGATAAAATTGTTTGTCATATGGAAAGTGGAGCCACTATGGATGTGACAATTTCTGTTGAAGAGTATTACGATCCTGCGAGGATATCTTAATGACGATAAATAAACAAAGTAAATCAATTGTTAATGAGGTAGTAAAAGGTTTAAAGAAAGCCTCTAAGTCACACGCAAAGCAGGCAAAAACCTTAGCTAAAGCTACTAAAATGCTAGGCGGTGGTAAGGCTAAGTCAAGTCCAATGAACGCCGTAAATATGGCAAAAGGTGGGAGCACAGTAAATGCCGCAGGCAATTATACCAAACCCGCATTGCGAAAGCGCATATTTAATGCGGTCAAAGCTGGCGGAAAAGGTGGAGCACCCGGCCAGTGGAGTGCACGTAAAGCACAACTCACTGCGGCCCGATATAAGAAAGCAGGTGGAGGCTACAGAGACTAATGGCCCTCAAGAAGTCACAGCAGTCTCTCAAGTCGTGGACCAAGCAAAAGTGGCGTACGAAATCAGGCAAGCCTTCGACGCAAGGACCAAAGGCCACTGGGGAGCGTTATCTGCCATCCAAGGCTATCCGTGCGCTGTCGTCCAAAGAATATGCCGCAACTACGAAAGCCAAGCGCAAAGCGAAAGCCGCAGGCAAACAATTCTCTGCACAGCCTAAGAAAGTAGCGCAGAAAACTAAAGCATACAGGAAGGTAAAGTAAGATGGCTAGTAAACGCCAACTGACAGAAAAACAACAGAAGTTTCTAGATGTTCTGTTTGAAGAGGCAGGCGGTAGCTTGGTGGAAGCAAAAAGACTTGCTGGTTACAGTGAAAATCAGTATACTGGCGGCATTGTTCAATCCTTGAAAGATGAAATACTTGAGCGTACAAATCTGTATCTTGCTCAATCTGCCCCACGTGCGGCCATGGCTATGGTAGGCGCACTTCACGATCCCACAGAATTAGGCATCAAAGAAAAAATGGTAGCGGCAAAAGAGGTCATGGACCGTGTCGGTATTATTAAGTCTGAAAAAATTCAGGTTGAGTCCTCTGGCGGTGTCATGATTCTCCCACCGAAACGCCCAGAGGAACATGACGAATAATAGAACAGCCGGTAAGTGGATACTTCCCCAGCCAGACAATATTATACAGGATGACGACTTTTTAAGTATTCCAAGAATAGCACGTACTATTCCATTTGGTTATAAAGAAGACCCTAACGATAATGATATGTTATTACCCGTACCAAGAGAATTACGGGCGTTAGAAAAAGCAAAAGATTACTTGAAACAGTACAGTTATAGAGAAGTTGCAAACTGGCTAACTAAGCAGACAGATCGTAGCATCTCTCATATGGGTTTAAAGAAGCGTATAGATAGTGAGCAATCCCACAAAAGACGAAGTGCAACTCTCCGCGAATGGGCCAGAAGGTACGAAGCGGCGATCTCCAAAGCGGAAACCCTCGAAAGGTCGAGGCTCGGTGCAAGGAAGTCGAGGATCAACGAAGAAGAAGATCCAGACACAGCCGAACATTGAAGTGAAGGATGATCCTCAAGCTCCAGATGAGTTTGAGCCGATACGGCCTGAAGAAGAACACAACGTAATATTTAAACCGAATGCTGGCCCACAGACTGAGTTCTTGGCGGCAGGAGAACGGGAGGTTCTGTATGGAGGTGCCGCAGGCGGTGGCAAGTCTTATGCAATGTTGGCTGATCCGCTACGATTTATGGGTCATCCCTCTTTCAGTGGATTGCTACTACGACATACGAATGAGGAACTAAGAGAACTCGTTTGGAAATCTCAGGAGATGTATCCGAAGATCTGGCCCGGTATCAAATGGTCAGAGCGTAAGATGCAATGGACTGCCCCTAGTGGAGCTAGGCTGTGGTTCTCATACCTCGACAGGGACGATGATGTATTACGTTATCAAGGACAGGCATTTAGTTGGATAGGATTCGACGAATTAACACAGTGGCACACACCATTCGCTTGGGACTATATGAGGTCTCGTTTGCGTAGTACAGCACCAGACTTACCAGTTTATATGCGAGCTACTACCAACCCCGGCGGAGCGGGACATGCTTGGGTGAAGAAGATGTTTATTGATCCTTCTCCACCGGGTAACTCGTTTAATGCAACAGATATTGAAAGCGGTAAGACATTGGCTTACCCAAAGGGGCATTCTAAAGAAGGCCAAGCATTGTTTAAACGCAAGTTTATACCTGCAATGCTAGTTGATAACCCTCATCTGTATGATCAGGGGGACTATGAAGCAATGCTCTTGTCTTTACCTGAGCATCAACGTAAACAGTTATTAGAGGGTAATTGGGATGTTGCGGAAGGTGCGGCGTTTCCTGAGTTTAACAGGCAAGTACATGTCATTGAGCCATTTGATATACCTAATAATTGGGTTAAATTCCGCGCTTGCGATTATGGTTATGGGTCCTATTCTGCTGTTGTTTGGATTGCCTGTTCTCCTGATGAACAGCTTATTGTTTATCGTGAGTTATACGTTAGTAAGGTCTTGGCGACTGATCTTGCGGATATGGTTCTGGATATGGAATCAACGGACGGAAACATTAAGTACGGAGTTTTGGACAGTTCGTGCTGGCATAAAAGGGGCGATACTGGGCCTTCGCTCGCTGAACAGATGATACAGAAAGGATGCCGGTGGAGACCCTCAGATAGATCTGCTGGCTCTCGTGTATCAGGTAAGAACGAACTACACCGTAGACTACAAGTGGACGAGTATTCAGAAGAACCACGATTAATATTCTTTAATACTTGCACGAATTTAATTGCACAATTACCTATTATCCCACTGGACAAAAAGAATCCAGAAGATATTGATACGAAGTCAGAAGATCACCTGTATGACGCATTACGTTATGGCATAATGTCCAGACCTCGTTTTTCAATTTGGGACTTTGATCCCTCTCACGAGCGAACTTCTAGTTTCGTGCCCGCAGACAATAAATTTGGATATTAAATATGGAAGAAGATGATATCTTTGATGCAGACACTGCTCTGCAAATTACACTGGACGACACAGAAGAAGCTGAGCCAGAAGCGACTGAGCTACAGGCTATAGTTCGCCATGTCTTAGAAAGATATCGTAAAGCTGAGGATACTCGTCGTCAGGATGAAGATCGTTGGTTGCAAGCATATCGCAACTACCGGGGTATCTATGGACCTGATGTGCAGTTTACCTCCGCAGAGAAGTCCCGTGTTTTTATTAAAGTTACCAAGACCAAGACCTTAGCGGCCTATGGTCAGATTATTGACGTATTGTTTGCCGGACACAAGTTTCCTATCACAGTAGAACCTACTCGACTACCTGATGGCGTTACTGAAGCGGTCAATTTTGATATGCAACCTCAGCCTGAAGGTTCCGATCCGGTACAAGAAGGGTCTATTTATGGCTTTGAAGGGGACGGTAATGATTTTCCTCCGGGAGCTACAGCGGACATACTTCGTGAGTTAAGCCTTGGAGGACTAAGCGATAAGCTGTCAGAAGTCGATAATCTAAAAGAAGGTTACGGCGTTACAGCTACGCAGGTTACATTTGAACCTGCTCTTATTGCCGCCAAAAAGATGGAAAAGAAAATTATGGACCAGTTAGAGGAATCTTATGCTTCCAAACAACTGCGTTCAACATCATTTGAAATGGCCTTATTTGGCACGGGGATTATGAAGGGTCCTTTTGCTGTAGATAAGGAATACCCGAATTGGGACGAGGAAGGGGAATACAACCCTATAATCAAAACAGTTCCCTCTACGTCCCATGTTTCTGTGTGGAATTTTTATCCCGATCCAGATGCGTCAAACATGGACGAGGCCCAGTATGTTATTGAGCGTCATAAAATGTCTCGCACCCAACTGCGTTCTTTGAAAAAGCGCCCCTTCTTCCGTATCAACGTAATTGATGAGGTTATTTCATTAGGCGAAGGATATGTGAAAAAGTATTGGGAAGATGATCTACGCGATTATCAGACAGAATACGATATTGAAAGATTTGAAGTTCTTGAATATTGGGGAACAATTGATCGTGAAGTGTTAGAAATTGGCGGCGTAGAGATACCCAAAGAACTTGATGAATTAGATGAAGTACAAGCTAATATCTGGTACTGTAATGGGCGTATTCTACGTGCTGTATTGAACCCATTTAAGCCTGCCAACATTCCATACTATGCAGTTCCGTATGAGTTAAACCCATACTCATTCTTCGGTGTAGGTATCGCTGAAAACATGGACGATACCCAGACACTGATGAACGGTTTCATGCGTATGGCTGTGGACAACGCAGTCTTGTCAGGGAACTTGCTCATTGAAATTGATGAGACAAACTTAGTTCCCGGTCAAGATCTCTCAGTGTATCCGGGTAAAGTATTCCGCCGTCAAGGTGGAGCGCCGGGACAAGCTATCTTCGGGACTAAGTTTCCGAATGTTTCAGGAGAGAATATGCAACTGTTTGACAAGGCACGTGTACTTGCCGATGAGTCAACAGGCTTCCCCTCATTCGCACACGGGCAAACAGGTGTCTCAGGCGTAGGCCGTACAGCATCTGGGATTTCTATGTTGATGAATGCGGCGGCAGGTGGTATCAAGACAGTGATCAAGAACATTGATGACTATCTTTTAGCCCCGCTAGGCAAGTCTATGTTTTCATTCAATATGCAGTTTGACTTTGATCCTGAGATTAAAGGCGACTTAGAAGTTAAGGCACGTGGTACTGAGTCGTTGATGGCAAATGAAGTACGTAGCCAACGCCTGATGCAGTTCTTACAAGTTGCATCTAATCCGTCTCTTGCACCATTTGCTAAGTTCCCATACATCGTGCGGGAGATTGCCAAGTCCATGGATCTTGATCCTGAAAAAGTGACTAACAGCTTTGAAGAGGCGGCATTACAACAAAAGCTGATGCAACAGAACGCTCCTCCAGCACCGGCACAGCCAGCAGGTGGCCCACCGGGAGTACAAGATCCAACTGGAGCAGGTAACGGGAACATTGGTGTAGGACAGGCTCCCGTACCGGGAGAACAAGGATTTACAGGAAATGATCAAGGTGGACAGCCAGCATCGCCAGAAGGTGGTCAGCAAGCTCAAGCCCCTTTGCAGTAATAATAGGCAATGGGAAGCATACACTGAGTATTTAGACATAATAATATCTGAACAACATAAAAAGCTAGAGCAATCAGATAATATAGTATCCATTCATCAGGCGCAGGGTGCAATACAAATACTGCGCACTCTCAAGTATCTAAAGGACGAGGCTTTAGTTAATGGCTAGACGTAGAAAAAAAACTGAAGAGCAAATGAAGTTGTTTGAAGAGGGCGGGCTTAAAGATGAAGGCGGTTCCGTAGATCCCGTATCCGGCAACGATGTCCCATCTGGGTCTACTCAAGCGGAAGTTCGTGATGATATACCAGCACAGTTAAGTGAAGGGGAGTTTGTATTTCCTGCTGATGTAGTTCGTTACATTGGTCTTGAGAATCTCATGGAGCTTCGCGCTAAAGCTAAACAAGGCTTAGCCAAGATGGAAGCCATGGGTCAGATGGGTAATGCCGATGAAGCAACCATGGATGACTCAGGGGAATATGATAGCGAGATTGACGAACTTATTGAAAACTTTGATCCTAATAACCCTGAGACTATGGAGTTTTCACAGGGCGGAGTTGTATACGCTCAACAGGGTGCTCTCATTCCCGGACAGATGCCACAGCAACAATTTAGTTACGGTTACCAGCCTCCTCAACAACAAGTGGGATATCAAGCTCCGCAAGTTCCCACGGGACAAATGCCCGATTATTCTAGCTTTGTATCACGGCCAGCAAAAGCCGCCGCAGGGCAAAAGACAGGAGTCACTGAACAACGTCAGTACATCGGTCCTAATGGCGAAATGATTACTATTAATTTTATCGACGGCGTACCTCAACAAGAAGTACCAAAAGATTATAAAGTTTATAAACCGGAAGAAGTGAAACCTCCCGCTGTCGTAACTCCTAAAGTTGTGCAACAAGATGGCGGCGGCGGAGATGGCAATAATGATGGCCCTACCGACCCTACCGCATCAATGTTAGATGGTTTAGCGGCAAAAGGTTTTCTCAGTGAGAATATAACAAATATTGGAAAAGAGTATAACAATAAAGCCCTAATGACAGCGGGGGCGTTTTTAATATCCGGACCGGCAGGTTTTCCGGGTGCGGTTGCATCTGGGGAGATGGCAAAAAATGCCGTGGAAGAACAGCTAGCCGCACAGATGGGTATAACAGTAGAAGATTTTAATAAAAATTATGTAGAAAAATCAGGCCCATTTGGACTTAACCGGGAATATAAAACCGATAAAATTCAAAGTAAATTAAGTGAAACATACGCAATCTCCGAAGGCGAGGTTATGGGCGATGAGAAAGACACTAGCGTAGGTTCATATGATAGCGAAGGAAATCTCGTAGGTGGAGGTGCTTTTGACAGAGCTAGAAGAGATGCACTAGACGCTGTAAAATCTGGAAACGTGGCTAAAGCAGAATCTGCAATGGAGCAGGCTAAGGCGGCGGGGTGGAAAGCCGAATCGTCTAAGGCAGATACTTCAGGGGAGGCTTCTCAGTCTACGAGCACCCCAGATAGAGATGCGTCAGGGGATGTAGGAGGCGGACGAGGATCTGACCCATCCGGCGGTGCCTCTGGTTCCCCATTCTCTAAAGGTGGAGCAGTACAACAAACTAAACGTGCATTGAAATCATCACGCAAAAAGTGATTTCATTTATAACTGGCTACCTAACGCCCTAAAAAGCTACCGTTAGCCCCAGACAAAGGATGAAACAATGTCTACAACTACAACTGAAATGACTGAAAAAGTCGAACAAGTAAAAGTCGCATCTAGCTTTGCAAAGCGTAATGCTAACAAGAAACGCATTGAAGAAGAAGAGGCGGAGTTACAAGCCTTAATAAATGGCGAACAACAGGAAGAGCAAGCAACCGAAGAATTGGTTGATGATGGACCTGAGCCAGAAGGAGCAGAAGAAAAGACCTTTAAGAAAAGGTATGGGGATCTGCGACGACATGCCCAAAAGAAAGAGACTGAGCTACAAGATCAGATTAATGAACTTCGTACACAGTTAGAGGCATCAACCAAGAAAGAGATTGAGTATCCGAAATCGGAATCTGAATTAGAGGCTTGGATGGAGCAGTACCCAGATGTTGCTCAGATTGTAGAAACAATTGCTATGAAAAAAGCTCACGAGCAAGCCTCTGAGTTTGAAAGTAAGTTTAAACAAATTGATGAAATGAAGCAGGAAGCACATCGGCAAAAAGCGGAAGCTGAACTGATGCAACTACATCCTGACTTTGAACAGATTCGTGACACAGACGATTTCCACAATTGGGTTGAAGAACAGCCTAAGTGGGTACAAGACGCACTGTATGATAACGACAGTGATTCTAAGTCTGCCGCTCGTGCAATTGATTTGTACAAAGCAGACATGGGCATTACAGCAAAAGCCAAGTCATCTAAGAATAAAGATGCGGCAAAGGCAGTGGGTACTCGCTCTGAGCGTTCAGCCCCTGAAAGTGACGAAACTAAATCCTTTATCAAAGAGTCGGACGTTAATCGTATGACTGCTGAGCAGTATGAATCTAAGCAAGAAGAAATTGCTGAAGCTATTCGTACAGGTAAATTTATCTACGATTTATCTGGTTCAGCACGATAAAAGTGTTGACAAATATAGTTTTGTAGATATAACTATATACACCAAACATTAATATGCGGCCTCCGCAAGGACACCCGCAGTAATACAGGAGTATGGAAACGTGTTGTTATAAGTTCCTGCCAGTTCTTATAATGACACAAATCCTAATTCCACCTTCTCAGAACACCCAAACTACGCAGGCCGTGTGCTCACTTTGGCCGGTGAACATACCACCCTGATGCTAGATGGCCTCTTGCGAAGTTACACATAACCTTAACCCCAAGCAATCAAGGAGATGTCATCATGGCATTTACAAGTGCATCGGGCTACGGTAACCTACCTAATGGTAACTTTAGCCCCGTAATCTACTCAAAGCAGGTACAGCTTGCTTTCCGTAAGTCTTCTACTGTAGAAGATATCACTAATAACGATTACTTTGGCGAAATCGCCCAAGTTGGTGACTCTGTAAAGATCATCAAAGAGCCTGAAATTTCAGTACAGTCTTACACTCGTGGTGCTCAAATCACAGCGCAAGATCTTGACGATGAAGATTTCTCGCTTGTAATCGACAAGTCTAACTACTTTGCATTTAAGATCGACGACATTGAAGAAGCGCACTCACACGTAAACTTCATGCAAATGGCTACAGATCGTGCGGCGTATCGTTTACGTGATCAGTATGATCAAGAAGTCATGGGATACATGGCTGGTTATAAGCAGGCATCATTGCACACTGCGGCTGGCGTTGTTAACGATCAAGTCAATGGTACTGTTGCTGTTTCTACAGCGGGTACTGACGAGTTATTGGCGACAATGAAAATTGACGCTACTGACTTCGGCTTAAACGATGGCGGTGCGGCTAATGCTGGCGAAGCTATTGTTGTTATTCCTCGTTTACCGGGGGCTACTGCAATTGCAACTACCCATGCTTCACCTCTTCAGGTGATTTCTCGCATGTCTCGTCTTTTAGATCAGCAGTTTGTTGATACTCAAGGACGCTGGCTAGTTATTGACCCGGTCTTTGCTGAGACTATGAAAGACGAAGATTCTCGTCTATTCAATTCAGACTTCGGTGGTTCTGGTCTTCAGAATGGTCTTATTATTAACAATTTGCACGGTTTCCGTGTTTATGTTTCTAATAACTGCCCTGCTGTTGGTACTGGTCCTGCTGTAAGCAGTGCAACGCTACAAGCAACTAACTTTGGCGTAATTTTTGCTGGACATGATTCAGCCGTAGCTACTGCTCAGCAGATCAATAAGACTGAGACTTACCGTGATCCTGACAGCTTTGCTGACATTGTTCGTGGTATGCATCTGTATGGTCGCAAGATCCTTCGTCCAGAAGCTATCGTCACTGCACGTTACAACACTGGCTATTAATAGGGAGAATCTAAGATGGCTACAATTACAAGTTTGCTGAAACCAGCACATGGCACTTCTTCTCCGAAGAGACAGCCTTATTTTGTTGAGATGACTGTTGATCTAACAGCGCAAGCAATCTCTTCAACCGGAGGTGACGTTGTTCAATGTCTTACTATCCCAGCTAATACGAAGATCCTTGATGCGGGTTTTCAGGTTGTTGAAAGTGCGACTATGAACACGGGCACTAACGCTACCGCTATCCTTGGTACAGGAGCAGACGACAATGAGTATGTTGCCGCTTTTGATATTGATGGCGCGGCAGATTTAGCATACGCTCCAAGTGCGACTCCGGCGGCAGAAGTTGTTCTCGCTACTGCCGATACGTTAGACCTAACCTTTGCAGGCGATGGCGCAACGTATAGCGCAGGTAAGATACGTGTGTTTGCTACTCTAATGGATGTTAGTGATCAAGGCATAGATGTTACGGCAGATGAAGTTGACCGTGATCAACTTGCCTGATAAGTAAAACTTGAGTACGGGGGATTTCTAGAGTCCCCCTGACTCTTTACATAGGTTAATATCTCTAATGGCGTATACGTATTTAGATGTTACAAATGAAGTTCTTGCTAGGTTTAACGAAGTAACTTTAACTTCTGCTAACTTTGCATCCTCTCGTGGGTTTCAAACACAATGCAAAAATGCAGTAAACTCTGCTATTAGAAATATTAATCAACGGGAGTATGCTTGGCCTTTTAATCACGCAGAGGCTGAGATTACCCTTGTCGTTAATCAAACAAGATATACATTACCGACTAGTACTAAATTAATAGATTATAATACTTTTAGATTAGTGCCAGATGCATCTAAAGGTGCAACAGGAAGAAAGTTAACTTTTATAGATTACAAAGAATATATTTCCAAATTTAGTGATCAAGAGGATACTTCTAATGTGGGTGGTGCGCCTACTCATGTATTCCGTGATCCCTCTAATAAGTATGGGTTATATCCATATCCAGATAATACATATAAAATAAAATTTGATTATTATACATTTCCTGCTGATTTATCGGCGCACGGAGATGTGCCATCAATACCTGAAAGGTTTAGGCATGTTATAGCGGATGGTGCTGTTATGTACGGTTATCAATTCCGTGGAGAAACACAACAGTATCAATTAAGCCTAGATCGTTTTGAAGAAGGCATTAAAAATATGTTAGGTGTGTTGGGCAATCGACATGATTATGTTCGCTCTACGTACATTCCAAGAACTAACAGATTTTCTTTTGTAAATTCTACGGTGGCCTAATATGGCAGATCAATCTGGCGTACAACCGTTACAATTTTCTTGTGAAGGCGGATTAGTTCTTAATCAATCCGCTTTTACACTACAGCCGGGAATGGCACTTGAATTAATAAACTTTGAATCTGATATAAATGGAGGATATCGGAGGATAAACGGATTTGCTAAATGGAATACTACCCTAGTTCCTCAAACCAATTCTTCGTCTGAGCCAGTGCTAATGGCGGCTAGTTATGGATTAACTGAAGTCATTGCCGCTAGAGGAGAAAGGGTATATCGGTCTACTAATAAAACAGACAAACTTAATGGCGCAATTAATAATTCTGTGACTACAATAACTGTTGATGCTACTAATGGATTCACAACCACTGGTACATTATTAATAGGTACAGAGCAGATTACTTACACAGGAATTACCACAACAACATTTACAGGTTGTAGCAGAGGAGCAAATAATACCACTGCCGCCTCACATTCTGATGATGCTGTTGTATCACAAACTTGGACTTCTATTGACACAGGCAGAACTAACGCAACTAAGTTTTCATTCAAAAGATATAATTTTACAGGCACGGATAAACTTTTATGGACAGACGGAGCAAACAGAGCAAGTTTTTATGATGGCTCTTCCGTAACTGACATTACACATTCTAGTGCTCCATCTGCCCCCTCAATTGCTGAAGTGTTTCAGAACCATGTGTTTTTATCTGGTGATTCTAGCAACCCCAACGAAGTATTTTTTAGTGCCCCTTATTTAGAAACAGATTTTTCTGCCGCTTCTGGTGCTGGAAGCATTGCTATTGACGATACAGTTGTAGCACTTAAAGTATTCCGGGATCAATTGTATATCTTTGGAAGAGAAAAAATATTTAAGTTGCTTGGTAATACAGTTGCTGATTTTCAACTACAGCCAGTTACCCGTGACTTAGGATGCTCTTCTAAGCACAGTGTTCAGGAATTAGGTGGAGACATTATCTTCTTGGCTCCTGATGGATTACGTACTATTGCTGGTACAGATAAGATTGGTGACGTTGAGTTAGGCACGATATCTAAGCCAGTGCAAATAAAATTTGATGGGCTTACTTCTTTTGATCAAATTGAATCAGTAGTGGTGCCAACAAAAACTCAGTACAGAATATTTTTTGTAAACGAAACAGATTCTGTAGCAAATACTACAGGTATAATTGCAAGCTTAACACAAAATGGTTTTGTATTTTCTGAGCTAAAGGGCATTAAGCCTGCTTGCACAGATTATGATAATGAAAGGCAACCACAAACAGTATTGCACGGTAGTTTTGATGGGTACGTGTACTTACAAGAGAGTGGCAATACCTTTGACGGCGTTGCTATAAATGGCAGATATCGTTCTCCCGATTTAACAATGGGAGATGCGGGTATCCGTAAGGACATGCAACGTATCATTATAAACTATGCACCAGAAGCGGCGATCAACGCCAGTTTATTTTTAAGATATGATTATGAATCTTCTGATTCAACTAACCCCGCTCAATATATTTTAAACGCTTCCGATGTTCTCGCCTTGTACGGTGCGAACACGTATGGAGGTACAGGAACATACGGCGGACAAAGAACGCCATTATTAAGACAGCCAGTAGAAGGTTCAGGGTTTGCTGTTGCGTTGCGTATAAATGATACAGCCGCATCAGCACCGTATTCACTAAAAGGATTTCAGTTGGAATTCGGAGTAGGAGCAAGGCGATAACATGGCCGGTTATACTAGACAAAGTACATACACTGACGGTGATGTAATTAATGCGTCAGATTCTAATAATGAATTTGATCAGATACTCAGTGTATTTAGTAACACTAGTGGGCATAAACATGACGGCACTGCGGCAGAAGGACCAGTAATTGGTCTTATCGGTGATCCGGGCGTAGTAACACCCCTGAATAAAGTTGTTGTTAGCGATAGCAACAATCGTATCGGAGTTTTTGTAGACGTAGGCTCTTCTTCTGTAGAACAGGTGCGTTTTCAAGATGGTGCGATTGTTCCTGTAACGGACAATGATGTAGACTTGGGGGCAACTGGCGCAGAATTTAAAGACTTGCACATTGACGGTACGGCAAACATTGATAGTCTGGTTGCTGATACTGTTGACGTTAATGGCGGTACTATTGACGGAGCGGTTATCGGGGGTTCTTCAGCGGCGGCAGTTACTACCACCAGCCTCACTGTTACATCCGGTACAGCAGTTACATCTATTGATACCGACCTTTCATCTGTATCCAGTTCAGACGACACCCTTGCGTCAGCAAAAGCAATTAAAACTTATGTCGATGCGCAAGTTACAGCACAAGATCTCGACTTTCAAGGGGACAGTGGAGGGGCACTTAGCATTGACCTTGACTCAGAATCCCTTACTATTGCAGGTGGAACTGGGATTGATACCAGTGGCTCAGGTAATACGCTTAGTGTTGCGGTAGACTCCACCGTTGCAACTTTAACTGGATCTCAAACATTAACCAATAAAACATTAACTGCTCCTATACTGTCTGGCTCTTCTTCTGCGGCAGGTTCCATCCTGTTTAAAGAAGATACTGATAATGGTACTAACAGTGCTACGCTTATCGGCCCAGCATCTACGGGAGATGTTACAATTACTTTACCTGCCTCTACAGACACTCTTGTAGGTAAAGCAACCACTGATACTCTAACTAATAAAACAATAGATGTAGATAATAATACTGTATCTAATATTGAAGTTGATAACTTAAAGTCGGGTGTTTTAGATACGGATTTGTCTTCTGTTTCTGGTTCAGATGATACATTAGCCTCTGCTAAAGCAGTTAAAGCATATGTCGATGCACAAGTAACAGCGCAGGACTTAGACTTCCAAGGAGATTCTGGTGGAGCACTTTCTATCGACTTGGACTCTGAAACTCTTGATATCGCTGGCGGTACTGGTATTGATACTTCTGGATCAGGGAATACTCTGACGGTTGCTATTGACTCAACAGTAACAACACTTACAGGATCACAGACTTTAACTAATAAAACATTGACTGCGCCCACACTATCCGGTTCATCTTCAGCGGCTGGATCAATTCTGTTTAAAGAAGATACTGATAATGGTACAAATGCTGTTACATTAATCGGCCCAGCGGCAACTGCGGATGTTACAGTAACCCTACCTTCTTCAGCGGGTACGATAGCCTTAACATCTGATGTACCTTCTGCGGGTATATCCAGTGGCAATGTTGCAACCTTTACGTCTGGTGCGGAAGATAACGATTTCTTGCGAATAGACGGCACAGCAATAGAAGGACGTTCTGCTTCAGAAGTGCTGTCAGACATTGGCGGTCAGGCCGCACTAACATTTGGTATTTCAAATACTAATATTCCTATCTTTACAAGCGGTGTAGCTGACGATGACTTTTTAAGGATTGCAGGAACATCTGTAGAAGGCAGGTCTGCGTCAGAAGTATTGTCAGATATAGGTGGGCAAGCCAGTTTAACTTTTGGCATATCCAATACGAATGCAGTAAAAATAGATAGCAGTTCTGTTGCAGATGATGAGTTTGCAAGATTTACAGCAAACGGTTTAGAAAGTAGAAGTGCCGCAGAAGTATTGTCAGACATTGGTGCATCAGCAGTAGCTGGTAGCTCAAGTATTGTTACAACTGGTGCTTTAGATGCCGGTTCCATTACAAGCGGCTTTGGTGCTATAAATAATGGTGATAGTGCAATTACGACTACAGGTGTTATTACTGGCGGTACTGTGGAAGCTACCGCAGATACTTCCGCTGGTGATAACGCGGCGATTGGTTTTACTGCCGCAGAAGGTCTAATCTTAACCGGTCAGGGTTCGACTAACGATGTGACCATCAAGAATGATGCCGATGCAGATGTAATTGAGATTCCTACAGGCACAACCAACGTTACCGTGGCAGGTGGCTTGACGATTGGTGCTGTGGCGACAGCGAAGACAGACACCGATACAACCAACACTGGCAGTGTCACGCTAGACTTTTCTGCTAACCAAAACTTTGTCCTGACCCTGACAGGTAATGTCACCTTGGCTAACCCATCTACTGAGACGGTTGGTCAAAGCGGGTTCATAGTGTGCATACAGGACTCTACCGGAGGCAGAACATTGAGTCTGGGAACGGACTATGAAACAGCAGGTGGTGCAGGAATTACATTGTCCAGCACCGCAAGTGCTACGGACATTATTCCCTATGTCGTAGCCGCATCCAACCGCATCCTTCTGGGTGCGCCACAGTTGGCGTTCAGCTAATGAGCGGCCCATTCGGTTCATCGCAATGGATTTATAATTCCAGCACTGGTTTTTATCCGAAGACCATTAGTGGATCTTTGCGCTTTAACCGCACGGATGAAGGATATTTGAGTTTTACTCCTGCATCCGACGGTAACCGAAAGACTTGGACATATAGCACTTGGATTAAAAGATCAAGGATAAACGACTCGTCAACATTACTTGATGCATCAGTTAGCGGCGGGGTATACGACATACTCTATTTCCCTAGTGGCAATCAATTTAGATATTACAATAATGGATCACAGCCCGGTGACAGGATGAGCAGTGCAGTTTTTAGAGATACTGCCGCTTGGTATAACGTTGTCGTAGCCGTTGATACAACTAACTCAACTGCCGCAGATCGCATCAAAGTTTACATTAACGGATCACAGATCACGGATTTCGTTATCACTCCGGTCAACTTTGATCAAAACGATGACACTAGAATTAACAGTGCTGTTGAGCATCGAATCGGGCAAAGCATACAAGGCGGCACAGCCAATCTGTCTTTCGGCGGCTACATGGCAGAGACGTTTTTTATCGACGGTACAGCGCATGACGCTGACGCTTTTGGCGAGACTAAAAACGGTATCTGGGTTGCGAAGAACATTACATCCTCCAACTTCACAATGGGGACGAATGGCTTCCATCTGACGTTTGAAGATGACGCGACTGTAGAGGCGTTTAACACGGTGACCTACTCAGGATTATCTGGTGATAAGGCTGTTACTGGAGTCGGATTTCAACCTGATTTCGTCTGGATAAAACAAAGAAACTCCTCGGCAGATCATCAGCTATATGATTCCGTTAGAGGTGTTACTAAGCTGTTAGAATCAAATCAAACAACGGCAGAGCAAACAAAATCAGACGGATTGAAATCTTTTGATTCTGATGGATTTACTCACGGCGTTGAATCAGCAGGGAATGACAACTCAGGAACGCACGTAGCTTGGTGTTGGGACGCAGGTGGTGCGCCTACCGCTGATAACTCAGCAGGTGCAGGTAATACACCGACAGCAGGGAGCGTGAAAATTAATGGATCTAATTCATCGTCGTCACTTGCTGGAACAATTGCGGCTACAAGACTTTCCGCTAACACTACAAACGGCTTTTCTATAATCTCCTACACTGGGAATGGCTCTAATAACTCAACAGTAGGTCATGGGCTTGGTGCTGTACCTGATTTCGTAATAACTAAAAATAGAGATAACGGAACAGATCAATGGGGTACTTGGCACTCAAGTTTAACCAGTATTCAGTATTACATACAGTTAAACACTACTGGTGGTGAGGTCAATGGAAACGATAGGTTTGGGACAAACAATCCAACAACATCAGTAATGAATCTTGGATATTCAGGATCGACTAACTCTAACGGTGCTAATTACATCATGTACTGTTGGGCAGAGAAGACTGGGTATTCTAAGTTTGGGTCTTATACAGGTCAGCCTAACGTAACAACAGGATTCAAACCTGCATTTATACTAATTAAAAACACCACTGATAGCGGGACTGATTGGGTTTTATGGGATAATACAAGAAACGCTGATAATGGTGACAGAATACTTAGGCCAAACCTTAGTGCGGGTGAAGCATCTGAAACAATTGATATTACTGACACAGGCTTTACAGCGGGTACAGGATCTTATGTAGGTGCTTCAGGTAAGACATACATCTATGCCGCTTTCGCAGACACAAGAGAAGCGGCTTTCTGGCTCGACTCCAGCAGTAACAACAACGATTGGCAACACGTTCATCTAGATCATAACGATACCGTCAGCGATTCACCGACTGACAACCACTGTACGATGAGTCCAGAAGTTGTGGCCGAAAGCCAAGCCCAATCTACACTTTCTGATGGTAATTTAAATGTCGATTTAGGCACTCCGGGGTCTAGCGTAGCTCACACATACGGCACAATTGCGATCCCTGCATCAGGCAAATATTTCTTTGAGGGAACATTTAGTGATGTATCAGGTGGCCCCAGAATCGGAATATCTGTTGTGCGAACAAGTGCAAACCAATCCAGATATGTTTATATCAGTAGCGGACAAAAAATCGTAAATACTACTGCTTCATCTTATGGTGATTCATTTGCGGCAGGGGATGTCATTGGAGTAGCCGTCAACGTCGATGATAATGAAATAACATTTTTTAAAAATGGAGCTAGCCAAGGAGCGTTTACTATTGACCTGACTTTATCCACTGGTGGCTCTAGTTCTGATTACTTTCCATTTATTACGAATGGATCAGGATCATCAAAATCAGTCGTCGATTTTAATTTTGGAGCAAGCGGTTTTGCTCACACACCGCCCGATGGTTTTGTCGCACTAAGCACAGCCAACCTACCTGACCCTGCGATAGACCCTGCACAGGATGAGACTCCTGAAGATTACTTTAATACTGTGCTTTACACTGGTAATGGTTCAACGCAAAACATCACTGGCGTTGGTTTTCAGCCTGATTGGGTCTGGATTAAAGAACGTTCCAACTCGTCAGGTCATTCTTTGTTTGATGTGATTCGTGGGGCTACAAAATATTTAGGTTCACATTCAACAGCCGCAGAAGCTACTTCAACAGCACAACTTACGTCTTTTGATTCTGATGGGTTTACAACAGGTGCATCTGGAGGAACCAATCAATCAAGCGAAACCTATGTAGCTTGGAACTGGAAAGCGGGTGGCTCTGGTGTATCCAACACAAACGGCTCTATCACTTCAACAGTGAGTGCGAGTACGGAGGCTGGGTTTTCCATTGTTAAATACGTTGGAACTCAAACCGCAGGAGACACGGTTGGACACGGGCTTACTAAAGCACCAGAAATGATAATCGTGAAGAACTTAGGTTATGCCAGAAACTGGGTTGTGTATCAAGAATATATGGCAAGTGATGCGGCAACAGATCATATGCATCTAAACCGAATTTCAGAGAAAGTCGATAGCTCTGCTGATTGGGACGATACCGCACCAACATCAACTGTATTTAGTCTAGGCAATGGCACAGATACAAATGACAACTCAGGCGGAGGTGTTGATCACATTGCTTACTGCTTCCACTCAGTCGATGGATTCAGCAAGTTCGGAAGTTATGACGACAGCGTGGTTGGAAGTGATTACGAAAACACCTCACCATTCATTTACACCGGATTTAGACCTGCATTTGTCATGATTAAAGGAACAAGCGCTGGGCGTCACTGGGTCATGTACGATGACAAACGTACACCTGACAACGGTGTGTATATCAGAGCAAATACTGCCGCCTCAGAGCAAACCGATGCAACCAACAACGTCATTTCATTTAACGCTAATGGATTCAAGATTCGTGGCGGCTCTGGCGACATCAATACAACGAATGAATCTTACATTTACATGGCGTTCGCAGATCAGCCGCTAAAGTACGCTAATGGAGGTACCGAATAATGTGGACTTACTCAGGTAGAGTCATCAAGCAGGGCAGGGGCTGGAAAGACGCTGAAGGCGTACAGCATCCTGCACAGTGGAATCGTTGGACAGACGAGGAGAAAGCCGCTAAGGGTCTGGTGTGGAATCAGTCATTACAGCCTGTACCTTTTGACTCACGATTCTATTGGAGTGCTGGTGTACCTAAATCATTGGACGATATAAATGAAGTTGACTCCGAAGGCAATCCCCTCTTGGATGAAAGAGGAAATCAGGTCATCACAAGAGGACTTAAGTACAACGCTATCCAACAAACAAAAAGAACAGCGGCAGGAAAATTACAACCGACTGATTGGTATGTTACACGAAAGGCAGAGGCGGGAACGGAGATACCAGATTCCGTATTGGATTACAGAGCGGCTGTCCGCACTGCGTCAGGAACTATTGAGACTGCAATAACTGATGCGGCTGACCACACAGCGTTCATGGCGTTGTATAATGCGCCAGTAGATGCTGACGGTAATCCTACCGGAAACGCACCGATCAACGATTGGCCTGATGAGGTTTAACAGTGGACACACAATCGCAACTTGAAAAGCACGAAGCTGAATGTTTGCTAAGGTACGAATCTGTGCAGGCCAGACTCGACAGCCTTGACAAACGTATGTGGAGATTAGAAGCAATGATTATGGGATCAACCCTAGCCATTGTGTGCGCAGTCGTTGCTCTACTGGTGCAAATTTAATGATCTTTGAAGCGATAGCCGCAGTTAAGATAGCCAACGATGCTATCGGTGCTATTAAAGAATTTGCAGGTCATATTACCTCCGTCGGTGAACTAGGCCCACAACTCACCAAACTAGCCGATGCTAAGGAAGTCATTGAGCAGAAAGCCAAGGAAGGTTCAATGGAACACTTCTTTGAGCTTGAAAAAATTCAACAGCGTGAAGCTGAGATTAAACAACTATTTATTTACAGTGGTCGTCCCGGACTATGGGAGGATTACCAAAAGTTCATCATTACCCGGAAGCAACTAAAAGAAAATGAACGTAGACGAATTGAACAAGCAAAAGCCCGTAAAAAAAGACTTATTAAAGAATGGTGCATTGGCATTGCTGTTACCTGTGCCGCCCTTTCTGTTGTTGGCCTTGGCATCTATATCTTATATTGGATCATAAGCACAAAGGGCAAATAAAATGAAAGACGACAAAAAGTATCATAGAGGTGGCAGAGTGCCCACACCTAGAGGTCAAGTGCCTCATCCACGTATAGGAAGTAGAGGAACAAGGACAAGTGACGAGCGTCTGAGAAGACAACAAGAACTAGCGGCCAGAAAAGAATTAGCTAAGCTTAAAGCTAAGGCTAAATCTACGGGTGCGAAACAATTGACTATGCAACCCACGCCCCCCGCACTGGCAAAACTTTTGAGAGATCAAGCTTTAGAAAGAGCTAGACAACAAAGGGCTAGGCAACAAATAATGGAGCCTTCACGAGTACCCTCACGAATAGATATGGCAAAGCGGTCCATGATGCCAAGGCAATACATAGAGCAGATGTTAAGGGCAAGAAATAGAAATCGCCCTAGCCCAATTCAACAACCTCGTCCTGTTAGAGGAGCAACGCCCATTCAAGCTACTCCACAACCTATGTCTATGCCCCCACAAGTTATGGCTGGCCCTGCACCACGTAGGCCCACACAACGCCGCCGGTCGGGAAGTCAAATACGCGAAGACATGAACAGACGAATGCGAAGAACGCGGAGAAGGTAACGTGTGGATTGTATATGGAATCATCACGATAGCTGTACAGCCCGGTGTATTACAAATAATAGATCGTAAAGAATACGAGAATCCACAGGATTGTTTTAAAGAAGCAATGGTAATAATGCAAAACGAAGAAGACCCGCGAGGAATGTCTTGCATACCTGTACCAGACGATAAAAAAACAGGCGTATAACAAAGTAGGCGGAGCAACATGATTTGGGGAACAGTATTAAGTGGAGTTGTTGATTTAGCCAAGGGCTGGGTACAAGGCAAGGCGGAAGAACGTAAAGTCAAGCACGAGGTAAAGCTTGAAAAGTTGCGTACAGACGCAGATTGGGAAGCTCGCATGGCGGATGCTACAAAGTCCTCTTGGAAAGATGAGTATCTTATAGTACTATTGACACTTCCTCTCTGGTCACTCGCCTACGCAGTGACATTTGATTCCCCTGAAGTTATTGCCCGTGTCAAAGAAGTATTCATCGTACTTGCTGAACTTCCAGAATATTATCAATACTTACTCTATGCGTCTGTCCTAGCCTCATTTGGGTTGAAAATAAAAGATATGATTAAGAGATAAGGAGACGATTATGACTGAAGAAAAGAAGCACACATGTTGTCACGATCATGCAGACGGAGAAAATCATCAGCACGAAGAAGGACATGAGTGTTGCCATGAGCATGAAAATGAAAATACAGATACAGAGGAAAAAGAGTGAGTTTCTCTTCTGTAATTGAAATGGTTCTTCACCACGAAGGTGGTTATGTCAATCATCCATCCGATCCGGGTGGTGAGACGAAGTACGGCATCAGTAAACGTGCCTACCCCGAAATTGACATAGTTAACTTAACGGAAGAAGATGCAGGAGAAATATACTTTAAAGACTACTGGTCCAAGATCAAGGGCGATGATTTGCCTCCCGCTGTTGCTTGTGTTGTCATGGATTATGGTGTCAACTCAGGCATCTCTCGTGCGTCCACAGCATTGCAACGTGCCTGTGGAAACGAGAAGGGTGACGGCATCATCGGCCCCCACACACTTGCCTCAGTATGGACTACAGTTAAAAACGAAGGAGAAGAGTACGTAGTGAATGAGGTCACTCGTATTCGCCAAGAATTTATACGTGGCTTATCTATCTATGACACATTCGGTAAAGGATGGGAGCGTAGGATTGATGAAACACGTGCTATGGCAATGGAGCTAATCTAAAATGTTTAATCAAGGCCAAATGGGGCGTATAGCCAGTAAGTTGGGCTATCAAGGTCCGATGCATAAGTTCAATGAGTTCTTGGCGAGTAATCCCGGTGCTCAAAGTGCTTATGCCGGTCTTGAGAACAAAGCTAAAATGATGAAGATGTCTCGTGGTGGCGCAGTGCGTAAATTTCAAGTAGGCGGATTCAATGCTCAGGCATACTTAACAAGTAATCCAGATGTTGCTCAAGCTGGCGTAGACCCATATCAACATTATCTTCAGTATGGGCAGTATGAAGGACGCAGTCCAACAGGCGGTCGCATGGAAGCAGTTACAACGCCAGCACCTACAGCAGTTGCTCAGACCGGATTCAATGCGCAGGCGTATTCACAAGCTAATCCAGATGTTGCTGAATCTGGAATGGACCCGTACACGCACTATGTACAGTATGGTATATACGAAGGAAGAGGGCCAGCAGGCGGTACTGCTACTTCCTCCGCATCTGCGTCTCCTTCTTCTGCTCCTGTTTCTGCCTCTACAGCAACAAACGCCGCAAATAGATCTGTATATTTTAATCCGGGTCAGATGAATACTCCAATGACAGCTACTGCAACAAGCCCAAATCAAAATATTGTTCAATCGTCTGAAGGGGTAGGTGCCCCCACTGTAGGTGCGGCAGTACCACAGATGACACCTTATGGACCCGTGCTTGATGAGTCAGGTAATCCTATTCAGCGTCAAGTATTAGACGTAGAAGGGAATCCTGTACTTGATGCAAGTGGGAATGCCATGTATGAGGCGGTGTACCCTACAATTGCTGATTACAGTGCAACGCAAATGTTTCAGCCGGGATTACCACCGGGCGCACAACAATTAGCTCAGGGCGTTGAATTTGGTACACAGCAAGCTGTTTCACCGGCAGGTACACAGGTGGGTACGGCACCTACCGTGTCCGCTCCTGATACCGCTACAACTGCTCAAGCTACTGCTCCTATTACACCTACTGCACAACAGTATCAGGCAATGCTAGCATCAGGACAAGTGCCCGCAACCGCGCCTGCTATTGGGACAGTGTCAGCACCCGCTGTAGCTCAGTCAACTGTACCTTCGTCTACTGAAGTGGCTGAACAGCAAGCCGCGCAGATTGATAGTGCAGTTCGTGTGACAGCACCTGATGCTCGTACATTATCTGCTGAAGAGTTAGTAACTGCACCTGCAGATGCTCAGTTCGCCACACAGTTCGCTGAACAGGTACAAGCGGCACAGGCACAGCCTACTGAGCAAGCTACTGTACAAGGTCAGCTAGCTAACCTAATGGCTGACTTTGAAGATGGTCAGACACCTGCTTGGGCGGCTGGGGCGATGCGTAATGCAACTGCCATTATGGCTCAGCGTGGCTTAGGTGCTTCATCTATGGCTGGTCAGGCTATTATCCAAGCGGCCATGGAATCTGCACTACCTATCGCTGTGCAAGACGCGCAGACAATGTCTCAGTTTGAGCAACTGAATCTGTCTAATCGTCAGGCTCGTGCAATGTTAGCGGCACAACAACGTGCCCAGTTTATTGGACAAGAGTTTGATCAGACCTTCCAAGCCCGCGTTCAGAATGCATCACGTATCTCCGACATTGCTAATATGAACTTTAATGCTGAGCAACAGATTGCATTAGAGAATGCACGTATGGCTCAGACAGTCGATCTGAATAATTTGACCAACCGTCAGGCTGTGCAGATGGCTAACATCGCTCAGATCTCTCAGCTTGAATTGACTAACTTAAACAACCGTCAACAGGCGGCTGTACAAAATGCTCAGTCTTTCTTGCAAATGGATATGGCTAATTTGTCTAACGATCAGCAAGCAATCATGTTTGACTCTCAGTCTAAGGTACAGGCTTTGTTATCTGACCAAGCGGCGGAGAATGCATCTAGACAGTTCAATGCTACTTCAGAGAATCAGACTAATCAGTTCTTCGCTAACTTAACTTCTCAGGTGTCTCAGTTTAATGCGACACAAAGCAACGCCATGGAGCAGTTTAACATTGAGCAGGGTACTGCGGTGAAGAAGTTTAACTCTGAGCTACAGAATCAGCGAGATCAGTTTAATGCACAGAATCAATTAGTTATCGCGCAGTCTAACGCCCAGTGGCGCAGAGAGATTGCAACTGCTAACACTGCCGCTATCAATGAGGCTAATGCATTTAATGCACAAGCTGTGCTGGGTGTCAGTGAGCAAGCATACGCTAACCTATGGCAGGCGTATGAAGATGAGATGGAGTATGCTTGGCAGGGTGGCCAGAATGAGCTTGATCGTATTAATAAGCTAGCACAGCAACGTATCTTAGCAGATGCCGAATTGAGTGCGGCTGATGCCGCCGCTGATGCATCGACAAGTTCTGCACTAGGCTCATTCGCCGCTACCGCATTGTTCGGTACTGGTGGTAGTGCCGGATTCTTAACGAAGTTTATGCAATAGGTATTTAAGATGTCTAACAGAATATCACAAACGTACAATGGCTTTCTTTCATACATGCAACAAAAAGAAAGCAAGGCAACGCCTAAGAAGCAGGAAACTGCTAGCGGACTAGGTGCTCGCATGAAAAGAACAAGCGCAACCCCATCTAAAACTAAGTATTCAGAACTAGATAAAGTGGCTGAGATGGTTCAGTCAATTCGTGAATATAGGAATGCATAATGGCAACTCCAGAAAACCTTCTTGATGCCCCAGTAGCGGGCATGTCTTTAACTGCAGAGCCTAAGTCTCGCCCATGGCGTAGACCATCTCAGGTGTCTACTGTGGATGAAGCAGTAGCTCTGTATGCTCCCATCTTCTCAGATAAGACTACCTCTCGCATGTTGCTTGGTCAGATTCAAACGGGCATTCCTTTGACCTCTATTGCTGATCTTTTAATTACCGGCAATACAATGGAAGGTAAGCACACCTTAGATGTTGGATTGCTCGTAGCTCCCGTACTGGTAGAGACAATGATCACTATGGCTGAGATGGCTGAGATTGATTACGTCATTGGTAATGAGCGCACAGATGATGAGCCGGGTACTAAGCAGGACATTATCAATCAAGTCATGAAGAGCATCAAAGAAGAAGAGGGCACGGATGAAGAGTCAGTGCCTGAAGAACAAGAGGTTGCCCCACAAGAAGAAGAGGGCATGGATGAAGTATCACCACCGCCTCGTGGGTTAATGGCTCCAAGGAGTGCAATGTAATGCCAGCATTAGATTTTAGAGCATTCGCCGCTGGGTTTGCCACGCAAGCACAGAAGATTGAGGAAGAGTCAGCCAAGATTGGCATGGAACTTCTCAAGAAAGCAATGGATGATTTTCGTGAAGAGGCCAAAGACTACAAGCCTAAGTACGAAGAAGAAATACGAAACAAAAAAGAACAAGCAACGTATCTTAGAGACTCTTTTGGATTAAGTGATACACAAGTAAAAGTTCTACTAGATCGTGGCGATTTAGGTGTTAGGGACTTTGTAGGCAAAGCAGAAAAGGCTAAGAATTTCCAGCAGTTAGATGACTATAAGGGATTGGTTAAGCTGGCAGAGGCTCAGGAACCTATTACTGGATTTGATGTCATCGACTACATTGATAGCGGCGCATACGTAAAAACTAAAGCTCCTGTTTATGTTGGGCCGGAAGCATTCAAGACAGGCGTGTTTGGCCGTGAGGTCAGCTTAGGCGGTAAGGACACAGTAGAGTCTACTAAGTCTGCATACATTCCTGAGAAGGGTGGATATGAAGGTGATGTGCCATCGTCAATGGGTGCAACTGTAGATTTGACATCTGAACTTAAGAGGGGTGCGTTTGAGCCGATTACCGGTCCAGAGGATAAGAGGTACAGATCCGCATTTACAGAGGCTTTTGGTAGCTTTGCAGGAACTAGCCTTTTGCAAAATACGGACGGAACATTTAGGTTTTCTGACAGTAGGGCGGGTGCTAACACAAAACTAGAGCAGGATATGGAAAATGCCTACCAGCAATGGATTGCTAACTTCAAGGACGATAAGAAAGCGGTAGACCCTACAACAATTCGTAACTTTGCGCTTTCTTATGTTAATACTCTTAATAATATAGAGAAAGAAAAGGGAGTTACTGAACAAGACTTATTCTACAAAGAAGCGGCAGGTCTTGAGGGGTTAGCAGACACCCAAGGGTCGTCCGTTAATGCAACTGGCACTCCTACGGTAGTAAGTTCTCCTGCTACCAGTTCCACGGTCGCTCCTGCATCCCCGTCAAATGCACCAGCCGATCCTAAAGACCACCCTGTAATTAGAAGTCTAATACCAGCCCCCACACAAACCCAAATTCAATCTGGGCAGGGATCATCTAGAAGGTTACGCATAGCCAAGATAAAAAATATTCTTATTCAGGAATACGGCTACACAGACATGAAAAAAGCAGAAGCCGATGCAACGGCAATGGTACTGTAACTATGAAAAAAGGTTACAACTATCTTGATCCAGAAGACATTACTGCTGAGAACTTGAAAGCAGATGAGGATTTTCTGAATGATGCGGCAAGCTATCTGTATAAGAGCACTGAAGGCGATGTAGACCTAACTGACCCAGAGCAAATCTACGACGAGTTCGCCAAGCGGATGCGTTATCACGATGTCAATGAAGTAGACACTGTGAGTGATCTGATGTATGCACAGGAAGCAGATGACGAGAGTAAGGCTGAGATGGCCCGTCTGTTTGATGTGTATGACAAATCAGAGATGAGCACAGAAGATCTAGGTGAGAAGATTGTTGACTATGGTTATGGTATTGCAACTGCCCCATCAACTTGGCTTGGACTATTGACAGGTGGCGGTGGTAAAGCTGTGTCTGTTGCAGGACAGCAAGCAACTAAAGAGATAGTGCGTAGGACGCTCAAGGGTGCCCTTAAAGGTGCTCTCGTGGAGGGTGCTATTGGTGCTGGTCAAAGCGTGGCACAGCAAGGCACACGGATGGAGCTAGACCCTGAAAGGGAATTTAGTGGCACTGAGGTTGCTCTTACTGCAGGACTTTCAGCACTTCCCGGTGTAGCACTAGGTGGTGCGAATGCACTTCGTTTGGGTGCAAAGGAAGCGGATGCAACTTTGCTGAAACAACAGGGTGAAGCCGCATTCGCTAAGCGAGAAGCGGAGGCAAAGGTAGCGGCAAAAGAAACTATTGCTAAGGCTCAAGACAGTGATACTAAGGCTGTATCCGAAGTAGAGGAAGTTTTAGCTGAGTTAGAAGCGTTAACGATTGATCCAACTACCGGCAAGGCCGTCAAAACAAAGCCACTAGATAAAGTTGAGATCGCAGAAGGTGAGTCCATTCAGATTGGTATTGGGCAACCAGAAGGATTTGAGATCCGTTTAGAGCAGGGCGACATTGATAAGATGACAGCCGCCATATTAGAAATGAAAGAAGTCATTCCTAGAACTCCCGGAAATAAAATAACTGCTGACTTATCTCTTGCTATTGCCAATGGTGATATCCCATTAGATATGTATGTAAAAACAATGGAGAAGTACAATCTAAGTGGCAGAGACATTGGATTAATTTATCAGGCTAACGTATCGAATGCCGCGAGACTTCTTAAATCAGCACAAGCTATTGGTGGAAAATCTGCCCAAGATATTCTGTTACTTAAAAAACAACTAAAAGCCGCTATTGATAAGGGGCAGGATTTAAGTGAGGCAGTAGGCGCAGATGTAAAGCTAGCAACTGAGGTTGGTCAAGAGGCGACTATTCGTGGCTATGCCAAGGATACTGCAAATAAGTTTGAGCGTGTCCGTCGATCTATTATGACTTCTCAGCCAGTCACTACATTACGTAACGTATTCGGTGGAGCATCTCGTTTAACACTGGACATGTTTGAAGAAGCTGTAGAAGTAGGGACTACCTCTTTATATAATGGCATTGCGAAACGTGTCGGACTCAAACCAATTGAAGCAAGTAAACGCTTCTTAAATGTTGGAGACATGGGTAAGTATGTCCTAGATACATCTGAAGCAGATTTGATTGCAAACTTGTACAAGAATATAGACCAGAAAGGGTTTGATAGATTCTTCGGCAACTTTATTGACTCTTCTGTTGCAGGTACAAAAACCGATGGCGGTGGTTGGTTAACAAACATTGGGAATGGACTAAACATTCTTAACCGTATGTCTGATAACTTCTTTAAAAAGACTGCATTTGCCGGTGAGCTTAGCCGCTTAGTCAAGGCTAACTACGATGAAAGTCTTACTGACCTCATTAAAAATGGTAGGTTTAATAGTATTGATCCTAGACTTTTTAATGAGGCAATGGATAAAGCGTTTGAAATGGTGTATCAGAAGACACCTAAGGGTAAGGGTTTTTTCGCTGAGCAAGCCAGAAACTATCTGAACATTGACCAGCAGTACGGATTTGTTACAGGCTTACTAATCCCGTTCCCCCGCTTTGTAATTAACCAGATCCAGTTTATGTATGAACATGCGCCGATTATTGGCATGTTGCAAGCTGAGAAGTTAGGCGGCAAGGGCAAGGTAGCAGGAAGATCATTAGCTAAAAGAATCTCTCAACAAGCTAGTGGTGCGATGATGCTAGGCACGTTTATGAGTCTCCGGAACACCCAAGACCCCGGAACACTTTGGTATAACGTAGAGACTGAATACGGCACTGTGGATCTTCGGCCTATGATGGGGCCAATGAACTTAGAACTATACATTGCTGACACAATGGTAAAGTTTCGTCGTGGGGAGCCACAACCAAACCTTGTGGGTTTCTCACAGGACATGGTCCAGACTGCTATTGGCTCATCTATGAGAGCAGGGACAGGTCTTCAGCTAGTCAATGATGTGTTACCTAGTTTGCTCGGTGATCTAGATCCAGACGGTGCTACAGGCGGAAAGATTTCAATTGCTAATATGCAAACGATTGGAAGGATTGCTGGCGATTATCTTAACACATTTACATTCCCCTTGTATTTAAGCGTAGCGAGAGATTTATATTCTCTTACTGATGAGGAAATGCGACAGATACCCGAAACTAATGGGCTAGTAGACACAACAGACATTATGTTTGCTCGCGCTGGTAGAACACTAGGTCCAATTCGTGAAATGCTGGGTATGGAGAACGAGAAAGACCCACGTTACAGCATAATGAGATCTACTCCTGCTAAAAAGGTAGACCCACTACGTACGGCAACTACAGGATTTAACATCTCTGAGAATGCAAACGAAGTGGAGAAGGAAGCTAACCGGCTTCAGGTCAGACCTTATGAAATCTATCGCAGATTTAAGTTTGGCCCTGCCGATGTTCGCATACGTGAAATGGTAGCAAGTGAATTACCTCAGAAAATGTCAGGGTACATTAGAGGCGAAGAGTACAAGAGGCAGAACAATGAAAACAAAAGAAAGTTCTTCAAGGAAAAAGCTAGGGAAATTGTTACCGGCATCTCTTCTAACATTCTAAATGAACTTGGAACTAAAATTGAACTGTTCAAAGAAAGAAATCCCGATGCCACGGAGGATATGATCAGCGAGGAGTTTGGCTACACTATTAACGATATCATGCAGTACAGATATGAGACTGAGATATCAAAAGATAATCGTGCCGCACTTGAATCTGAAATAGGTAAGCCTACAGATGAATCTAACTTCAGTGAGTATTTTTTAGCGGGCCAAGATAAAGCCAAGCAAAAGTTAGCCTCTGGTGGTCTAGTGCAGTCATTCGCTGTAGGTGGTGACGTAGGTGATCCACTTGCCCTGTCAGAGACTGTGGCAGAAGAAGATGTTGCTACTCGTGAACAAGAAGGTGAAGACTACGTTAAGCAGATGGTTGAGCTAGGGCTTGACCTTGCACCTGTGACTGGTGAGATACGCTCAGCGCAGGGTGCTATCAAAGACTATGAAGAGGGCAACTATGGAATGGCGGCACTGGGTGCAATTGGGGCGTTACCCTTGTTGGGAATCCCTGCGCGTAGTGTGGCTAAAGTTGTAAAGAATGTGGATAATTTTACTGAGTTCTTCACTCCAATCAAAATGAAAGGAAGAAAAGGAAATAAGGAAATTGTACCTTCAGAACCTGTTATGCGAGAGACTGCTGAAGCAACAAAGGACATAGACCCTAAGTTAGCTAGAGCGAAAGCGTCAGATGCGCCTAGTATCTTGCCTTCACCGGGCCGCTTCTTTGATCCAGATAGCAGAGACTTTAAACCGGGCATTCTAAACATGGCTGAAAAGAGCAATGTTGATGTTGACATGGTTTTTGGTAACTACCTTGTCCCCGGAAGAGAAACGGTAGATGTTTCTAATAAGACATTTAATAACTTGTTTGTTAGTCCTCGCACATCATTCAAACGCAGTAACAACCAGAATGCCGCTGTGGCGAAAGCTAACATGTATGATGGGCCAGACCTCACAGTAGACGAGATGAAGGCTAACTACATTGCCAAAACAGGAAAGAAAGCGAATGACGCACGTGTAATACGAACCAATCTTGTACAGCCTGAGAAGTTTAAGATAGCTACAGAGTCTGGTGAAAGGTTCCTAGATCATCCTATTGTTGCTGTACAACAGATGTCAGGCAAGCATCCTGCTAACCCAAAGCACAGTGCCCCCCACTTCTACACACTAGACGCACAATTTAAAGGTCCAGTAAGAATGGATAGGGCTACTGCTGTAAACAAAGAGGGGAAAGCACCTCAGCCTAATCTAAGACCTGCAACAGTAGGTGGTCCAGAAGATATTCAACTTGGTAATGTGGTAGGTGAAATTCGTATAGGAACTAATAAGCACAAGCTATATGACTATGTTGAAGTAGATGGAACTAAGTCTGCACCAGAAGGATTTGAAGATATCCCTGCCTTCAATAAAGGCGGATTAATGTCACGCAAATAAAAAAACCCCTCATTGCGAGGGGCTGTGTAGTTGCTGTAAGGGTGAGATCAAACAGCGGAGGGAAAACTACCGTAGTAGCTTCTCTCTTATAACTAATAGTTATACACTAATAAACATAAATGTCAATAGGTTATATCAAATCTTACGCATCTGTCGTTTAAGATGTCTGATGACAGCCTCCATTTCCTTGATCTTCTTGTTAAGTTTTTCAAATTCTTGCTTAACTTGATCTTGGCTCATGCGGCTTGCCACCCCCAGTCATCACCTTCCATACCTGCGGCATTGTAATCTGTCACAACACCCTCAAAGAAATTCTTGTGAGAATCTCCTGCAACCACCCAGTCAACCCATGGTAGTGGGTTCTCTTTGACTTTGTAGTTCCCTTTAAGTCCAAGCTGAATCAGTCGTCTGTCTGCGATGTACCTAATATATTTTTTAACTTCTTCTTCGCTGAGTCCTTCCAAGTCTCCCATCTCATACGCAAGTTCAATAACTTTGTCTTCAAGAGAGACTGCATCTCTGACCATTTGGTAGATATCTGATTTAAATTCATCTGTTACAATCCTTGGGTGTTCCTCACAGAATGTGCGGAACAGTTTAGTCATACCCTCACAGTGCATCGTCTCATCACGAATGCTCCACTCGACAATCTCACACATGCCTCGCATCTTACCTGTGCGCTGGTAGTTGAGTAGCATTACGAATGCACTGAACAAACTCATGCCTTCATTGATTACTGACCGGGCAACTGCCTTAGCTAGACCTGACTGTGTGTTCACATCAATGTCAGCCATGAACTCAATCTTGTCAGCCATCTGTTGGTACTCTAAGAATGCGGAGAACTCTTCTTCAGGCAGACCTAGTGTGTCATTAAGTAAAGCGTAAGAACGCTGATGCACAAATTCACGATTAGCAAAGCTAGTAAGCATAGCCCGTATTTCGTTATTTTTAAATTTAGGTATGTAAGATTCCAAGTAGTTCGTTCCAACTTGGACATCCGACTGCGTAAAGAGTCTAAGGATCTGTGTAATATGGTTTCTTTCGACATCAGTTAACTTCCCATTGCTCCACTGCGCAACATCATCTTGCAGTTTAGCTTCCCATTCACCCCAGTGTACTTTCTCATGTGAGATAGCTTTTTCCACAGCCCATGGATATAGAAACGGCTTATAAGTCTTTGATTCTTCTAGCAATGGCATACACCACTCCGTTTATTGTAGGGTTAAAAAAGCCCACCGAAGTGGGCACAAGTATTGAGTAGTTATACTCAACGAGGGAAATTAGTCAACCGATTTATTAGCCAATCTATTGCGAAGTTCGTTAACCTGTTGACGCAACTCAACAATTTCTTTTGCGGCTCTCTGTGACAGTGCATCAGGTACTACCTTAGTCTGCCACCCGTTGTCAGTTTCTTCAACCATTTCAAGTGCTTGCGCCTCACGCAATGCTTTGACTAGGTCAAACTCTTCATCAAAGTCTATACTCATTATACTCTCCCGTACTTAATAAGTATAAGCCTACTTTCTATCTTAGCTATCAGCCTAGAGTTTTTCTTGCCCATAGCTTTCAGCAATTTCATTGAAAGCTCTAGTAATTTTTTCTCCACGGTTTGCAATGTCATCAATCGTGATCCTCGTATCCTTCATGTTCATCATCGTAGCATCCATGCATCTGAGTGAAGAACTCATCTAGTCCTGAGTAGCACATAGCGCACATAGCCACGGGCAGTACACCTAAGTACCCATCAATGCCACCCTCAAGTTCAATGTCGAACTCGCAGTGGCAGATGGAGCACACAAGCTCGTTGTAGCTTCTATCCTTAGATGAGGGCACGTGCTCTATTGGTCCTATTGCTATCTGTAATTGTTTCTTTCTTGGCATAGTGTATCTACCCTTGGCATGAGATGCACTCATCCCCATCATCATCCGATGAGAAATCCTTCAGTGCGTTACGTTCAACTGATGCACCCACTTTGTCAGCACTTACACCGGCATTGGTACGTAAGTAATATAATCCTTTAAGTCCTTCTTTCCACGCCTTGATATGTACGGAGTTGACGTATGACTTAGGTGATCCAGCAGGGAAGAATAGGTTCACTGACTGCCCTTGACAGATAAATTCCTGTCTCTTAGCCGCATGTTCAACAACCCACGTTTGGTCCAATTCAAAGGCTGTCTTGAAAATGCCCTTCTCATGGTCACTGAGGAAGTCCAGATGCTGGACAGAGCCTTCGCTTGCAATGATCGTTTTCCATGTGCCTTCGGTATTCTCACCGTGCTCCTCCAGTACCTTCTCTAGTTCTTTGTTCTTAACCAGATGCGCACCTGCACGTGTTCTGTGTGTGTACGCATTCGACTTGATAGGCTCAATAGATGCTGAGCACCCACATATGATAGACGAGTTAGCATTCGGAGCAATCGCAAGTAGGTGAGCATTACGCCGCCCTGTACCTGCCATATCCGGTGCTTCACCTCTTTCTTTGCCCATCTCATATGTAGACTCCAGTGCATCTTCTTTGATCTTCTTAAAGATCTGGTAGTTCTCACTAGCCGCTTGCCACGATTCCCATGCGATACCCTTATTCTGTAGGTAACCATGGAAGCCCATCGCACCTAAGCCGATGGACCGCTCCATGTACGCGCTGAACTTGGCTCGCTCTAGCTCTTCCGGAGCATGTCTGATAAAGAATTTAAGGACGTTGTCCAAGAGTCTGACCAGATCCTGAACCATTCTGGTGTCTCGCCACTCGTCCCACTTTTCAATGTTGACTGAGGAGAGGCAACAGACTGCTGTACGTTCTTCAGATGTAGCGAGATGGATCTCATTGCACAGGTTACTGCCATTAATTGTGAGTCCAAGTGCTCTTTGAGAATCCGGTAACCCTCGCTGGGCTGTGTCGATAAAGTTGAGGTAAGGGCTACCTGTTCTGAAGCGAGCTTCAAGTATTCTTTGCCACAACTCTCTAGCTTGGATTGTAGATCGGATAGCTCCTGAGTCAGGGCATCGTAGTTCCCATGTTTCTCCATTTTTTACTGCCTCCATAAAAGCATCTGTAATGTTAACTGCATTAAACAAGTTAAAGCATTTGCGGTTCGCATCACCACCAGTAGGATCTTTGAACCTGACGAACTCAATGATCTCCGGATGAGACACATCAAGATATGCGGCATACGATCCCTTACGGGTCTTGCCTTGTTTGTAGGCTGTCATCTGTGAGTCAACAACCTTCATGAATGGGATCACTCCCGGTGCCTTGTCACTGACAGGACGTACATCAGACCAATGCCCACCTACGCCACCACCCTTTACGGATAGCCAAGCAACTTCAGCATTATGACTGATGAGAGACTCAAGATTGTCACCAACATAAGTAAGAAAGCAAGAGATTGGCAATCCTTTTGGCTTAGCATCGTCAGTCGGTGCGTTTGAAAGCACAGGACTAGCGAACATAAACCAACGCTTGCTAGCATAATCATAAATACGCTGAGCGAACTCATAGTCACCCTCACAGTAAGCAACTGCCGCACGTGCGAATGCCTGCTGTGCATACAGTTCGTTATCCAACATGTAATAGTCTTTGAGCAGGGCCATCGCCTGATCAGACAGATCTTTATCTCTGTCGAGATCTAGGGTTATTCCCTTGTATTTTGTAGAGTCCACTAATCCAGTCCTTCAATTTCAATTCCGATCCGCTTGAGTTCCGCACCCGGAATGTCATAGATACACGAATCGAGCACTTCGGTGACGATCTCTGTGATGCCATCTTCTGTCCTATGTCCGGGCGAAACTTCAGTTATATCCACATTGAATTCCAAGTCAACCTTTACTTCAACTTCTTGTGACATTACCAGTGTTTCCCTTCTGTCTCTTCCATCATCTCAATCATCTTGTTGAGATACCATCGTGCCTTCTTGGCATTGGTAATGGGGTCACCCTTACTCCATAGGCGTGTGCCTAAGTACTTGAGTATCTGCCATTGGCATCCCCACATAGGGGCCAGTGGGTGTAGGAATCGCATGACATCACAGATGTAGTCAAAGGTTTCAATCAGCCCAGAGTTATAGTGCTCTGGCTTATCTACCTCATCAAAGAATCTATCCTCTTCATCCTCAAGGACATCATCAAATACATCACCTACAGATTGAATCTTTTCAATGCTCTCAGTTTCAGTCATCATGCACTCCCGTATGTTTTAGTATTGAAGTCAAGAGTGATTACCTTGCCGTCTTCACTACGGCTGAAGTTAGGTGACTTCTCTTGTTCTTCCATATCAACTTGGTACTCATTCTCTACAATGTAGGACAAGTTGCTCGCAAAGTATTCTTTTAAATACTCTAGAAAATCTGGGTCTTCTTCCATTAGCTGAAGAGACGCGGCTACCATGCCACACACACTGCGTATCTGAAAAATTTCATCCTCAGATAAGTCATCGTGCAACTCTTCTTCTACGAACGCCGATACATTGCCTGTCCACTTACCGTCTTTAAACTCAGGATCAATGGCAACACCGAATGTAGAATGCTTAGCATTATCTGTTTCATCGCTCATATAACTACCTTTTGATTTTTTTTAATGGGAACTGTACAAACTCACTAGGCATATGCTTAGCAGGTTTTTTTCTCTCGTCGATCCATTCCTGTGGGACATCCTTGTCCGCATACAGGAACTTATGCTTGTCACACCACATTCCATATGATGTCTTAGATCCTTTACGAATCTTAGCTCTACTATTAGTAAATACAAATCTAATGTCAAGAGTAGGGTGTTGCTTCTGTATCTCAAGATGTTTCTTGCGATCTTCGGCAGTGAACCTGCCCTTAGTCTCAATCAATATTCCATTTGGTAATAAGAAGTCGGGTGTATATGTCCGATAGTTTAGTTCTTCCCACTCTATCTTCAAGCACTCGTACTGAGCATCACAGTTTCTATCCTTTAAGGAATCAAGAACTGTGTGCTCTAGTCCGGAGCGATACCCATGCTTGATCGCATTACTTCTCGTCTTGCTTCGCTTTATACTCATCAGCTATCTCAATGTATGCAACCATCGGCGGGTCTTTTGCCTGTGATGCAAGTGAGGGTAGCTCTTGTAGTGAGGGCCAGCACTTATATCTGTACTTACACCATCCACACTCTGTGGACAGAATTTTATTACCAGTAGGCTTCTTACGAAAGGTTTCTTCAACAGGTTCAAAGCAACGCTCAAACTTATTCTGAACTAGCTTGTCTGCCTTATCTTCTATCTCGTCCAAGATATCCTGTCTATCGACAGCCATGTCCCATGCGGACACGTACTTAAACTCGCCAGTACCTTTGTTCAGTACCCACCATCCACCGGGTTCGACGCCAAGTGCCTTAGAGTATCCTGCAAGCTGACCAATGTAGCCAAAAGAGTCATGCGATTTTAGTGTCGCATAGTCTTTGAACTTATTGTTGTATGACCAAGGGGATGCAGACTTGATGTCATCTACACGCTTATCCATGATCAAGTCATGAGTACCGTCAATCTTATGCTTACCGACAGTCAGTGTAGATTTGAATCCATCACTGAAGTCCACACCCGCCTCTGTCAACACTCCTTTGAAGACAGCTTCCACGATGTCACCAATCATCATGTTCATCAGGAAGTTGGCGGGCATATCAACACCTTCCTCAGGTGCATTTTTGTCATACCAAAGTTGGCAATAAGGTCTACCTACATTGGACATGCGCATAGTGAACTTTCGCTCACTCTGATTGAACTGTTTCTCAACAGCTTCTTGTACATCCCGTACGATGCGAGCGATAGTGGCACTGTTCATGCCACGTTTCGCCTTGCGTACATCCTCAAGATACCTGTGTATCTTTATCTCAGCAGGATGATTCATGCTTAGTTCTCGTCTATGTCGATGAACTCATCCACCAGAGCATTATCATCAGCAGATAACTGGGCTACATTTTTTTCATTGTAAGAGTTAACAATGTACTGATTGTAGTTACCGATCCACTCAATGAAATCAGAGAAGCGTTGCTGATCAGCTTCCTGTAGTTCAATGTTATTGCTCAGGTCTACCTGTTGAATAGGTAGGAAGAAGGAAGCTCCAGTAGGCAAGCTACGCTCTTCTGATGTGCAAGTAATCAGGTGCTGTACAGGTAAACGCTTTTGCCGTCCTAGCTGAATGAATGGCTCACCCATAGTCTTGAAAGCATCCTTGTTATCAATCTCCCAGATAAAGGGAGACACCTCTGTGGATACTTCGTTGCCATCTTGGTCAACTGCGTTAGTAAGTGTCACCTCACCTAGAAGTACCCGCACACGTTTGATTTGCTTCAAGAAATCCTGCTTATCCTTTGGCAGATCTTTCCAGTTTTCAATGTAACCAGCGGGCTTGCCGCAATTGAAGCCACCTATGTTGTCTTTCAGATCTCCATTCAGATCCTCAGCCATCAATGTTTTAACGTATGTTTTATTCTCTGCATCGTAACGCTTGTACATAAAACGCTGTACGAACACACGCAGATTGACACTCTCCGCATACACGAAAGAGTCATCAGGCATTTGAAGACGATACATACCAGCAGGTACAACCTCCATGTTCTTCATTTTGCCTTTGACTTCTACCTGACCCATCACTGGCTGATTCCAGATACGTAGGCGTGGAAGGGTAGACGATTTAGATGGGCCACTATTCATGTCAGCACCCATGCCCATAGCTTGCGCCATCTCTGCGAAGTTCGCAGTGTTGAGTGTTGCAATTTCTGTTGTCATATCAGACCTCCTGTTGCTCAAGCCAGTTTACACCAAGTTTAGCCTCTAATAAAAGGGGTACATTGAAATTTATTTTAAATTTATTGTCAATGATTTCCTTCAGGTCACCATTAACTGACTCAATTACACCTATTACCTGTGCCTCTTCATCAGGATGTATGTCAATAACGATTGAGTCATGCACACTGTTCACGATACATGATTGCATGTTAGCCATGCGTTTGTTTATCTCAATCAATATGACAGGAACAATGTCAGCAGTAGCGAATGACTGCACGGGATAGTTCTTAATCGCTGTGAAGTTAGTCACTGTCCCATTCTTCCTACGCTTTGCATCTGGGAACGAGAACTGCCTGCCACTGGGTGTGGTGATCTTCTTGTAAGTAAGCACTTCTTTGGCTAACTCTCTGTGCCATCTGGCGATACCTTTGTACTTCTCAGTGAAGTGTTCATAATACTTTGCTTCGGCAGGTGTTCTTCCATAGCCTGTTGCTCCGTAGAGAGGTGCAAATGTGTGTGCCTTCGCCTCCTGCCTGCTAGTTGCCTGACCCGCTTCCGAAATGACTTGTGCTGTGTATGAGTGGACATCAAAACCCTCCGTAACTTCTTTGATTGCTACCTCATCCTGCGACAGGTACGCCGCTACCCTGAACTCTAGCTGAGCGAAGTCAGCCTCCATGATCTTACCTCCTGCAAATCGGGAGATGAATACTCGTTTTACAGGAAATGTACCGCCACGCGGCATGTTCTGCATGTTAGGGTCACGCCCTGAGAACCTGCCTGTGGATGTCATGTGCTGAGTAAGACGTACATGTAACTTACCGTCTGTCTTCAGGAAGCTCTTGATACCCTCGACAAAGCTGTTGAGATAAGTATCTACGGCACTCAGTCTACGTATCTTATATAGAAACTGGACAGCTTCATCCATGCCCTTACCTTTGGCAATACGTTCAAGATATTCTAAGTTTGTCTTGCTGGTACTGAATCCGTTAGCACTGTGCCACTTAGCTGTGGGAGGAGTGAACTTGAGTCCTGCAAGTTTAGGTAGCTCATTCAGCACATAACCTCTGCCTAAACATGTAGAGCATTTACTTGAGTTTTTAAAGTCAGATCCATCTTTCTTCTTCTTGAAGTATGTACCGTTGCCCTTACACTCAGAACACTTCACTGCTTTAGTGCGCCTCACTGGAACGCTTGACTCATTTATAAACCGTTTAAAGGCTGTAGGACTCATGTATGGATCAGCGTCATTGGCCCATTGCGTTTTGTTCAGTGGCCTACGTGAGTAGATTACACAAGATAACTGTTCAGGTGAATTGAGGTTGACCGGAGTATCACCCATGAGTGATTGTACGTGCTCATTTAAATCACGTATAAGTGATAATTTCTCTTTCTCAAACTCATCGCGTACTTGCTCAAGTGCACCTGTGTCTACAGTAAATCCTGTCTGGTAGATCCTTGCCAGTAACACGCAGGTCTCCATGGTCAAATCTACTACGTTGAGCATCTGCCTGTTGGCATCCTCCCTGTAGTCCACAGACTGGTCCCAGTACAACGATCTAGTTGCTTGAAGGTCAGCGTAAAGATATTCCTTTAGCTCCTCATACGGAATCTTATCTACTGTGTATCCCTGCTTGAGATATTCTTTTAGCGTGTCTTGCTTTTTGTAGTCTAGGTCACGCCTTTCAACAACAGCTTCAAGTGACAGCGGCTGTTTGTTTCCTCTCTGTAACACGTACTCTGCCAACATGGTGTCCCAGACACTTCCATCATACTTAAAACCACACTCCCAAAGCCACAGCAAATCATGTGGTGCATTGTGTGCAATTAGTAAGGTTGTCTTATCTAACAGTGCCTGTATCTCTTCACAGTCACGCTTTCTGTATTCGTATTTACAATCGTACTCGCTGTGATCAAAGGTGTAATGCTTTGGTTCACCGTCTTCCGGAAGAACACCTACCATGACCAAACTATTCTTTGGCTCATATGGATCAAGATGTAACTTGCCATCTTTCTTTACTACTGTGTTCTCTACGTCAAGAATTAGTTTCATGTTTGTGTGCCTCTAAATATATGACTGCACGTTTAATGCGTTCTACATTGTCTTTGAACGCACCTAGTCCTGAATTGCAATGATGGCATACCCAACCTCGGAATGTCTCTGTCTCATGGCAATGGTCTAGCACCCATTTCTGTAGTTTAGTTTGATTATGAATTGATATCTCATCCATATGCCTGTCACATATGGGGCAAGCATAATCTACATCCGGGTAATCATGTTGAGATTTTAGTCTATTGACTAAGGCAGAATGATTGCGACGACATGTGTTGCACATTCTTTTTATCTCACCTGAGATCATGATTTGGAACTGAGAGGATGGCTGGGCGATGGAACATTTATTACAAGTGATTGCATCTTCCCCGCAATACTCCTTCCCAAATCCAAACAGATCTTCCTGCATAAGGTCATACCTCATATCGCCCGATGTAATAGTTAAGGTTACAGGTTATTTTACCGTGCCATCCTGTTAGTTTATTCTTAGCAACATTAATATGTCTAGAGAAGCCATCGTCTTCCATGCCCTCGACTGGTAAGTCTTTAGCGATGAGTAGCATCAGGTCAGCTTCACTAGCCTTGCCCGTCTTACTGCCCTCCATCATGGATTGATTAAGAGTAGTACGACCCTCCGCTTCAGCACTCAACTGTGACATGTAGAAGATTGCACAGCCATACTCTTTGGCTATCTGTCGAGCATGAATAGCGCACAGCTTGAGACCTTCATGTGATTGATCCGGCGCAAACTTATCGCCCATGTCAAGAATGACTACATCAGGATTGTAAGTCTTACACACCAACTCAACCCAGTGCATGGACTGTCCTGTTGCATCTTTAATCTTGATATTGTCTTTAAGTTTAGCCCACCGGGACTGAGCCTCACGTGGATTATCACGTATCTCACGCATGGTCATACCACTTGCCGCTGTTAAGTAACGTGCGCCAACACGATGAGTTGCCTCTTCGTTACATAAGATCACACACTTAGCACCTTGTGAGGCAAAGCCATTCGGTCCAGCTACAATTGAAGCATGAAAGGATGTCTTACCTGTATTAGGTCTAGCCCCACCAACAATTAGGTGACCTGCGTTAACACCTTCCACGTTCTGTGAGAGGGTAGGTAAATTGAAGTGCCAGCGTGTTTCAAGATCATTCTTCTCAAGCAATGTCTGAATATCCAGATCATCCCACTCAATGTTTAAGTCAGGTAAGAAGTCATCACGATAGTTTTGCATTAACTTACGCAATGGTTCCAATGATTCACCTATGCCATTAGCGTGTCGAACACCGATGTTTGCAATCTGCTTGCCTAGATACTTCTGGAATAACTTAGCAAGAATATCATTGGCTACGTCATTTCCTATTGGCTGTACCTTCCTGAGCTTATTGAAAGTATTTTTTAGTTCCTCTTCCTGTGACGTTGTCATGGAGGGATCAGCCGCAATGTACAAGCCCTCGATCTCATCTACGGTAAGGTCACGATTGTACTTACACATAGCCTCATCAATCATTGTTTTAATCTTGCCTATGTCTTTAGTGAACAAGCGATGCGGGCACTTGTCACCTTTGTACTCATTGTAGAATTCTTTATTTAGTAGGCTCTTCAGTAGTGCCAGTTCCATTCTTACCTCCAAAGATTCTGTCCCAGTTATCACGATACTTCCGTGTTGGAACTTTAGTTACAATTTCTTTTGGCTTCTCACGACTGTTGATCCAGTCTTGATTACGCTCATTCATCTTGTCACGCCAGTGCTTACTCATAAAGTCTCCACATAGTTTCCAATATCGCGCATGTCTTTTTTAGACATCCAACCTGCTTGACCCCACATAATATTACTCATAGTTCCGATCGTATCACCATTCTTGTACTTGGCAAGTTTTGCTACAATCTGATCTGATGTTTGCCCAGATAATTGTGGACCCATACCACCGCTACCATCAACACCATGACATGCGGCACACTGTGTGTAATGTTTGGCACCGATAGCAAATTCTGATGCTACCTCTTTCTTTTCAATTACCTTACGAAAACAGAATGTGCCTCTATCTCCACAGATATTTGAGAATCCTAAACTACGATTCTCCCCCGCACCCAAATATGCAATTGAAGCACCTGTAGCCCCAAACAGTAAAATAAACC